GCCGGCCTTGAGCAGGCGGCCATTGGGCAGGCGCACGTCGAGCGGCAGGAGCGTTTCGCCCGAGGGCGAGCCGACGCGGTGCGCCTCCAGGAATTGCAGGCGCGGTTCGCCGGCCTCGTTCTTCGTCAGCAGGATGAAGAAGTCGCCATCGGTATCGAAGCACTTGCAGGCGATGTGGGCGTTGCGGGCGAGCGAAAAGGGCCGGCCGCGGAGGTCGCAGTTCTCGGTCCAGCGCGACATGGTCGCATTGAAGGCGTCGGCGAAGGTCTTGTCGGCGCCGAGATAGACGGGGCGCCAGGCCGAGCCGATGGTGTAATCGGCCTTCTCCTTGACCGCGCCGCGGACCTGTCCGCTGCTGGTGTAGATGTAGCGGCCATCGGAGACCATCGCCCGATGGCGGAATTGCGTGACCAGCCGGGCGATGTCGCGGCCGACCTCAGGGCGCCAGCCGCGTTGCGTGCCGTCCTGGGAGCCGGGATAAAGGAACGAACCGCTGGCGACCGGCACGCCGTCACCGCTGGCGGTCGCCTGAATCCGGCCGGCGCCGCGATTCCCCCGCGGGGAGGCAACGCGGCGCGGACGGGCGGCGGACTTCGGCGACGACATGCCTAGCGCGGCGGCCGTCCATGGTGGAAAGGGGCGAAGACCGGATCAATCTGGAAGGCAGGAAGGCAGGAAGGGAAACCAAATTTTCCCGCGCTGTTGTTACGCCGACGGGTAGCGGCCGGGGTTTACTTTTACCCGACTGCGCAGACTTCGGGCACGTTCCCCTGTCTGCTCATTTGCCCGGGTTACGGGCAAGGCTTTCTATGTTCCTGCTTTCCTGCCTTCCAAATTCATTTCCTCCGGTTGTTACCTTGCCGAGAAGACCTGTTCGTTGGGCATGACCAGGGCGTCGTCATCGACCCATGCGAGGGCTTCCTGGAGGGCGGCGATTTCCTCGGCGACGGTCATGCCGCCGCGGGGATCGTATTGCCAGGCCTTGCCGTTCACGCTGGCGCTGGTGATCTGGCCTTCGCCGGGCGTCCGGTTGATCAGGTAGGTCTTGAGGGTCGCGAGCCGGGTGTTGATCTCGGTCGCGGTCCACCCGAGGAACGGACCCGCGGGAACGGTAGCCAATGCCATGCCCTACGCGGCCGCCGTCCATGGTGGGCAGTCGAGGACGCGGAGAGGGAAGACGCGGAGACGCGGAGACAGTCAATCTGGAAGGCAGGAAGGCAGGAAGCCGGCGGATGCGCTCATTAGCGGCGGCCAAATCGCGTTCTAGTTGGCGGGCGAAGTCTAAGAACCCCTCGCTTTTCCTAGCCCTGACTAGCGCATCCGTCCTCGGTGTTGGTGTGTCGCTCATTTCAACCTCCGTTCCGCGTCTTCGATCATCGCAACCAACTGTTTCGCGTTATCAAATGCCCAACGCTCGGTTTTGATCGTGAAGTATTTTCCAGCGCCTCCGTCGTGAGATTCGATTTCGATGTATTGGCCAATCGTGCTGTCGTCGCAGCAGTCGTTTTCCTGCCCATAGGTCAGTTGCCCGGCTTCCATGACCGGCTCTTTTTTTTGTGTGTCGCTCATGCTTTTGCCTCCTTGGCTTTGGTCCATTGGTGAGTTTGTAACGTCGGGTGGTGAAATTGCTGGAATAACGCATCCCCCGCCTCCTCCAGCCGGCGGATGTGGTCCGCTTGCTCGTCAAGGCGGTCCGCGGCCTCGGCCAGTGCTGCGTTGGTCACGCCGTCCTCAGAGCGGATGTGATGCGACAAAACCCGCATTGCCAGCGCGAGCGTCTTCGTGTCGGTGCGCGGCGTTGGTCCTTGGTGATTGCTCATTCCTTTCCTGTTTTCCTGCCTTCCAAATTCATTCCTCGCTCTCCGCCGTGCTGGTCGCGGTGAGCAGGCCGCACATGCTGGCGCTGATCACCTGGCCGCATTCCATGTCGAAGGCGTGGTTGTCGGGGCGCAGTTTCTTCCATTCGTAGAACCAGCCGTTGTTCTTCGGGTGGCGCTTGCGGATCTTGGCCTCGGCGTAGGCTTGTTCGACGTATTCGCTGGGCGCGTTGCGGGCAATGGTCCAGAGCGGTTTGCCGTCGGCGCTGCGGGCCTGCCGGAGCGTGTCGAGCCGGTCCTTGGCGCCTTCGGACGCGTAATGGAAACCGACGCACCATTGCATGCCCTGATTCGACCGGCCGAGGAAGGGGTCGATGGTGCGCGGTTCGCCGAAGATGCGGCGCACGCCGTCGTGATGCGGGAAGGCCCGGGCCGAGACGCCGTTCGCGCAGAGGAAATGGTAGGCGGTGCAGATCTGGTGCACGAGGTCGGCGTTGTAGGCCTCGTCGAGCACGACGTGATTCGGCGGGATGCCGAGGCGGTTGCGCAGGGCCTCGATCTGGCTGCCTTCCCAGAGGCGCTCGAAGTGCAGCAGGCGGCTTTGCGCGTTGGGGCTCCATTGCCGGGCGACGGCCCAGAAGTGATCGCGCTGCACGTCGACCCAGAGGAAACGCATCGGCGCGCCGTCGGCCATCTTGCCCTCGTCGGCCCACGGATCACCGAGGTCGTAGTCGCCCACGGGCAGGTCGTTCGTGCGGCGCGTGACCTTCATGGGATCCCACGACTCGACGCGTTTCTTGCGGTAGAAGTCCTCGGTGGCCTCCAGGCTGCCGCGGCGTTTGGCGTTGCAGGCCGCCAGCCATTCGCCGACGAGCTGGCGCCAGTCGCGCATGAGAAAGGCGTTGCCGCGCCAGAAGTGGACTTGCGGGTCGGGCGCGGGATTGCCCTGCACGTAGCCGGCGCCGCGGGCGGGGTCGTTGAGTTCGCGCAGCGTCTTGGGATCGTAGAGCGTGACCTGATGGCACGCGGGGCAATGCCAGCGGGCGGTGAGCTTCGCGACCTCGATCTTCCAGGAGCCGTCGGGCTCGCGGGTGTGCTCGTCGCTGTCCCACTTGATGCCGCCGGGCGAATCGGGTTCGCCGAATTCCAGCGGCACGCGTTCGCGGCAGTGCAGGCAGACGACGTGCCAGTTCATCTGGCTGGAGGTGCGCCAGAGGACATCGACCTCGTCGTCGACGCTCGGGGCGGTCGTGGCGAGGATGATCTGGCGCTGCCATTGGTAGGAATCGGACCGGGCGATGATCTCGGGGATCCAGCCGGGCTCGAATTGCCACGGTTCGTCGAGGTAGATCGTCCGGCCGGAGCGGCTGTTGCGGTGATTCCGATTCTCCGCGCCGAGCAGGCTGAAGGGCGCGTCAATGGCCTTCCAAATCTGCTTGCCGCCGCGCGCATCGGGATCGTGCGGGAAGTGGGCCATGACGGCGGGCACGCTGTCGCGCAGGGGGCAGAGCTTTTCGTCGGCGAGATCGGCGGCGTCCTTGCCGTTAAGGCAGTAGAAGAGCTGGCGGCCGGGCTCGACGGCGATGTTGCGGAGCGCGCGCATCTGGAGAAACAGGGTCTTGAAGACCTGCGGCGGGAACATGAGGCCGAAGGTGCAGCCGCGGCGGCGGTCCACCTCGCGGGCAATGGGCCCGAGCCAGGGGAAGTCGGCCGCCCGAAACGCGCCGTCGCCGACGCGGAGGTTGCGCTCGGCCCATTCGAGGGTGCCGATGAAGCGGGGGGCGGGAAGGGAGGACATTGAATTTGGAAGGCAGGAAGGCAGGAATCTGAAAATGTCAGTTTGAACCTGAACTGCTATGTCGCCAGAGAGAGGCGGGGGCTTGTTCGGTCCTCATAAATTGCCCTTCGCATGTGTGAGTATTGCGCCAGCCCGGTTCCATCGCAGGAGTCCGCGCCGAGTTCCTCAAAGTATTCGAGTCGGCCCGGCGTGTTGATGCGACCGACGTGGCACCACTTCCCGATCACCTTTGACGCCTTCACGATTGCCGCAGCGTGCTTGCCCATCTTCCATTCGGTTGATCCTCCAATGAACACCGCAGCGCAGTTATCCCACGGCACGTCCAGATATTCCTGCCCATCCTGGCAGACAAAAGCCACCGGCCATGCAGCAAGGCGCGGTTGCCAATGCCGGAAGCATTCGAGCGTGCGCCGGGCGCAACCGACAACATCCGGCGCGGCCACGAAACGGCAGAGGTCTTTGCGTGACTCATGCTTGGCCAGCATGCTCAGGAATCCTTTGGCCTCGAAACGGGCGAACGCGCCATTGTCCATTGCGAACATTCTTTCCGGTTGTTGCGGGTTGCGGCGGGTCAGCGGGGTAAAGAGTTGCTCGACCTCGCAGCCGAGTTCTTCGGCGCAGGCATTCAGGTCTTGGGGCGTGTCGAGCAGCACGATCATTTCATTGCCAGCTTGAGCTTTTGGCAGGCCGGGCAATTTCCGCACGGCTCAGCGCCGCCCTTGTAGCACGTCCAAATTTCGTTCGGCCGCACGCCCATCTGCTGGGCCAGGCCACCGATCCACGCTTTCGGTTTGTCGAGATACGGGGCGCATATTTCGACGTCGTAACCAGCGGCACGCACCGCCTCGTTCATGGCGTCCAAGAACGACTTCCGGCAGTCGGGGAAGTATTCGGCATCCTCAGCGTTGCACCCAATCGTCACGGTGTCCGCGCCAGCCTTGCAGGCCACGTTCACGGCTACGCTCAGAAAGACGGCGTTTCGGTTTGGAACAATCCAGCTTTGCTCTGTCAGGCCGCCAAGTTCCGGCAGTTCCATCGTCGTATAAAGCACTCCGCACCGAGCGGCGTGCTGCTTCGCCCATAGAAGCTCCTGCTTGTGTCGCTGCCGATAGTCAAACAGCAGAGCATGCAGCCGATGCCCTTGAGCTGTTAGGTCGTAAAGCATCGTCACGGAGTCCAGGCCGCCGGATAGAAGATGAATGATTGTTTTCGGGATCATCGATTTGCGTTTTGTTCCTGTTTTCCTGCCTTCCAAATTGATCAGAGTGGAAATCCCGGGGTCGTGGCGTCGAGGCGGGCGCGGGCTTGGGCGACGTAGGCGGGATTCAGTTCGAGGCCGAGGGCGCGGCGGCCGTGGGCGTAGGCGACCGCCAGCGTGGTGCCGGTGCCGCAGAAGGGATCGAGCACGAGGTCGCCGGGGCGCGTGCCGGCGAGGATGCAGCGTTGCGCGAGGGCGCGGGGCATGATGGCCGGATGCCGGGCGTAGGCGGCGGAGTCCTGATCGGGCGCGAGCGCCCATTGGTTGCGGCCATTGCGCCGGCCGCCGAGGTCGTCGGGTTCGCTGAGGGCCGCGGCGTCGAAGTAGTAGCCGGGGCCGCAACTGAAGAGGAAGACGCGCTCGTCGGTGCGCGTGGGGCGGTCGGTCGGGTTTTCGATGAGGCCGCGGGTTTTGGTCCAGACGATTTCGCTGCGGCAGGTGAAGCCCTGGGCGAGCATCGCCAGGAGGAAGCGCGAGGGCAGGCCGAGCAGGGTCTTTTCCGGCAGGGACTTGTCGCGGATGCCCCACTCGGCGTCGTTCATGACGTCGGCGAGGTTGACCCAGAGGGTGCTTTGCGGGGTGAGGCAGGTGTCGCGGAGCAGGGCGAACAGGCGGGCAAGGCGCTGGGCGTAGGCGTCGGGCGTGGATTCCCAGCCGATTTCGCAGACCGCGGCGTTGGTGTAACGATGGACTGACCAATAGGGCGGGCTGGTGACGATGGCCTGCACGGGCGCCCGGGCGGCGAGGCCGAACAGGACGGCGGTTTCCTCACACGAATCAGACCAGACCTCGGGCACGGGCATGGCCCGGCGCGGAGCCTCGGCCGGCGCGCTGGCGACGGGCTCGGGGGCAAGTTCGGGAAAGAGGGTCATGGCTGGGAGCAGGGAGCGGGGAGCTAGGAGCGGGGAGCCGAAGCACCACGCACCGCGGCAATGGCGGCATCAAACTGTTTTAGTAGTTGCTCAGCCCTGCCCCGACGCCCCGGGCGCTCTTCCAAATTGCCATGCACTGCAACCAGCAGTGGTCTCGCGGCTTCCAACGCCGCCAGCAACTCGTCGCGCTGCTCCTTGAGCGCGTCCATCTGCTCAACGTAGTCGCGGCATTGACGATCCGCACAAAGCGCGGCGTATTCCTCGGACGAGATTCGGCCAGCGGAAATCAACTCCGCTCGGGCACCCCGGACAACACCTTTCCAGTATTTGCACTGCTCCCGCGCCTCGTCGCGCTGGCGCTCAAGGTTTTCAGCGAATTCAGCACTGACGAACCATTGCGTTCGCGTCCATCCAGGCCCTGCGTTGCAAGGCATAAACTTTGCGGCATGTGTTTCCGGTGTTGGGCTTTGGTCACTGCTCATTGGTCATTCCTTTCCTGTTTTCCTGCTTTCCAGATTCATCTTCGTGCCCTTTGCGTCTTCGCTGTTCATATCGGTTCCTGCGCGGGGGTGATGGCGCGGAGGTTTTGGCGGAGGCGGAAGACTTCGCCGTGGCTGACGCCGAAGATCTTGGCGAGCGACCGGGTGCTGTAGGCGTGCTGGCCGTGGGGCACGAATTCGGCCAGGGCGATGGCGGCGCGGAGGCCAACGCGGCGTTCGCTGGTCTCGGCTTCGGTCTCGGCGGGGCGGCTGGCGCCCCGGCCGGTGGCGCGGTAGTCGGCCGGGCGGGCGCCGCCGATCCAGAGGAGGACGCGCTCCAGAACGGTCCACTCGGCCGCGGAGTCGGCGTGCTGGCGGCTGAGGTGCCACACGAACAGCCGGCGGGTGTCCTCGGGGCTGACGGCGCGGCCGAGCACGGTCTGGAGTTCCTCGCGGGCGATGTCCTCGGGGCGGTCGAGGAGTTCGTGCGGGAAGTCGACGGCGGGCTCGCGTAGCCGGACGGCCGGGGTGCTCAGGTCTTCGGGGTGCATGGCGGGTTTAGGCAGGGAGCTAGCAGCTAGACGCAGCGGCAGGCAGCCAAACGGCTCCGGTGGTGATGCGAGTCTCCCAGTGACGGAACGGGAGGGCGACGGCCTGCTCCATGGATTCGCGCGCCTTGCGAGCAATGCGCTCGCGCTCGGAGGCAGGGACGTGCGGCAGGTGAACGATCACTTCGAGGCTGAGGCGCACGGGGCTGCCGGGATCGGCCTCCGTCGCTTTGCCCACGCTCGCTTCAGCGTTGGCCTCTTCCTTCGCCACGGGGCGAAGCAGAGGGGAGTCCGAGGTGTCCGTTGATTTGGTTTGGCTGTCGGTGTTCATGCTTGGGGATCGGTAAGGGTTTGGGCGCGGCGGGCGGCGAGTTGGTCGAGGCCGGCGGCAAGGTGGTCGGCGATGGCGCGTTCGCAGGCGGCGGGCACCCAGGGAGGCAGGCCGATGGCGGCGGCGTGGGCGAGGGCGGCGTTGACGGGATCGAGGAGGGCGCGGGTGATGAGCGCGGTCTCCAGGTGATCGGCGATCTCGGTCTCGAAGGGGATGTTGGTCAGGCGCGCGGCGAGGTGGTCGCGGGTGTGCTGGATGCCGAGGCAGAGGCGGTTGATGAAGGCGTGGAGGACGCGCTCGCATTCGACGCGGGTGATGAGGTCGCCGGTGTCGATGCCGAGCTTGGCCTGGGCGAGCCGGGCTTGGAGGGCGGCTCCGTGGAAGGCGAGGTAGATCTTTTGCCAGCGGGTGAATTCGCCGTGGGCCTCGGCATCGAGGGCCGCGCGCATCTTGCGGCCGGCGAGGGCGGACCAGGTTTCGAGGTCGCCGCGGCGTTGGGCGAGGTCGGCGCTTTCCAGGGCGGTCCAGTCGGTGGCGAGGGCGGCTTGGATCCGGGCGTCAACGGGTTCGCCGACGCGGGCGGCGCGATCCGGCAGGCGGTCGTGGACGCGCAGCCATTCGGCGAGGGCGGCGGCATCGGCCAACGGCGCGCCGGCGGAGCGCCAGTTGCGCACCGTGCGGGCCGTGACGCCGTATTCGGCGGCGCGCTGGTTGACGATGTGGGCGGGTGCAGACATGGAAACGGAAGGCGGTCAGGAATTTACTTCGTGCCCGTTTTGCACTGGAGCTTTGCCACC